TGAAAGAGCATGTAAAATTCTTTGATTATCTGGTTTCATCCGGTTTGTTTCTCCTCAAATAATGGTGCTTCAAAGACAATGGTGATTTTGTTAGTAAAACAAATCTTCTCATTATCGCCAGACAAAACGGAAAGACTACGCTCACAAAATTTAGAATACTTGCAGGATTGTATTTGTGGGATGAAAAATTGCAGATTGCTACTGCACAAAATCGTGATGTGGCCTTGGAAACTTTTAGATCAGTTGTTGAAATGATTGATGGCCATTCCTGGCTATCTTCAAAAGTTAAATCAATCACCAGGGCTAATGGTCGTGAAGAAATTGAACTTAAAAATGGTTGCCGATACAAAATCATTGCGCCTACACCTGGTGCAGCGCGTGGACTTAGTGCAAACACTGTTTATCTTGATGAAGCACGCATGCACAAATCAACAGATGGCTTTGCTGCCCTTGCCTACACAATGCAGGCTGCCAAACATCCGTCTATGTGGATCACTTCAAATGCTGGAGATATAACTTCAATTTTACTTAACCAATTGCGCGCCAGGGCTTTACACAAAATTGAAAACAACACAGATGATGACATTGCCTACTGGGAATGGTCAGCAGAAGCAGGCTTAAAACTTTCAGATCGCAAAGGATGGATGCAAGCCAATCCTGCACTGGGTCACACCATCACAGAAGATACTTTGCAATCAAGAATGAATGACAATCCAAACATCATTGCCACCGAAATGCTTTGCCAATGGGTAGACACAATTCAATCACCATGGAGTGCCGGAGATTGGAATGCCTGCCAACAAAATGGCCTCAAATTAGCACCAGGAAAACCAACTTGGATAGGTGTTGAAATATCACCAGACAGAACAGGCTTTGCAATAGTCGGATCACAAATGATGGAGGATAAATCAATTGCAGTTGGCTTAATGGATTTACAAAATCAAGAAAATGCCATTGATGATCTTAAAATTGCAAGCCATGTTGCCGAATGGGCAAAAAAATACAACGCCGAAGCAATCATCATAAACAAATTTAGTGGCGACAGTGTTGCAGCCAAACTACGCATGGGATCAATTAACGCTGAAATCATTACAGGTGCAAAGTACTACCAGGCATGTGATGAAACCCTAGGTGCAATGGCAGGAAACAGAATCACTCATGGAGGACAACCGGAACTAACAGCATCAGTCAATGCGTGCATTAAGAAAACAACTGAAGCCGGATCATGGTATGTGTCAAGGCGAAAAAATGCCACAGCAGCAATTGCAATGATGCTTTCAATACATAAAGCAACTGAAAGACAAGACTCAGGACAATTTGATATTTTAGTGTCTTAGATTAACACGCCCAACAGTCGGAAAGTGTATGATATAAGTAACTTCTATGAGATAATTGCGAGACTATGGGAATTTTTTCAAAATTTATTCAGCCTCAATTAAAGGCAGCAATTGCACCTTACACATTTCCGGATAAACCACTTTCAGTTTGGTCACCAGGCTTTGATGGTGTTTCATCAACATTTGTTACAAGACGCGAAGCACTAAGTGTTCCAGCATGCGCAAGAGGTCGAAACATTATTGTCGGTACAGCAGCATCTTTAGAATTACATGTCAAAAGAAAATTTGATGAAACAAGAGTTGAACCAACACCAACAATAATTTCACAACCAGATAAAAACATGCCAACAGCAGTTGTTTATGGCATGACTGCTGAAAATCTTTTGTTTCATGGTGTTGCATACTGGCAAATTAAAGAAATTGATCCTGCAACTGGCAGACCATCACAAATTAGATGGATTGATGCACCAAGAGTTTCACAAATACTTGATTCAACTGGTGAAATTGTTATTGGTTACCAACTTGAAGCACAAAGAGTTCCAGACAACGGCATTGGATCACTAATTCAATTTACTGGCATTGATCCAGATGGTGTTTTGAATCGTGGTGGCAGAACATTAAGAACTGCTGCTGCACTTGAAAGAGCAGTGTTCAATTATGCAGACTCACCAACACCAAGTGTTGTATTAAAAGCAAATGTTCCAATGGATTCAAATAAAGCAACAGCAATCTTAAATGCCTGGAAACAAGCAAGACAAACAAAAGGCACAGCGTTTTTATCAGATAATGTGGATATGGAATCAGTCGGGTTCAATGCAGCCGATCTTCAATTAACAGAAGCACGCGAATACCTTGCAAAAGAAATAGCCAGGTTGATGAACATTCCAGCATATTATCTTGATGCATCAACTAACACAATGACTTATTCAAATGTTACTGCTGAACGCAGAGCATTACTTGATTTTTCATTACGCCCATTGCTAACAGCAATTGAACAAAGATTGTCAATGGATGACATAACAGTTTCAACACAATATGTTGAATATGACTTGGATGACTTCTTGCGAGGTAATCCATTGGAAAGAGCAGATGTTTATTCTAAGTTAATCCCACTAGGTGTATTAACAGTTGAAGAAGCCCGAGAAGAAGAAGATTTGGTGAGATAATGGAAATTAAATTTAACAGCGACATATTAACAGCAAATACATCCAAAAGAGAAATCACAGGAATCATAGTTCCTTTTGGTAGACCTGGATTCACAAACATGGGTGAAGTTGTATTTGAACAAGGATCATTGCAATTAGGTAATGACATTAAATTGTTTGAAGATCATGACATGAATAAAGTTCGAGGTCGAATGATTAGCCATGAAGTAACTCCAATGGGTATTGTGGCAAAGTTCAAAGTGGCACGCACAACAGCCGGAGATGACATATTGGCTTTGGCACAAGATGGATTAAAATCCGGATTGTCAATTGGTGCATCTATTGATCAATATGAAAACAAAGAAAATCAAGTTTATGTGACAGCAGCAAAAATTCTTGAAGTATCTGTTGTAGATACTCCAGCATTTTCTGATGCACAAATTACAGATGTCGCTGCACAAAAAGCAGACGAAACAGAAGTCACTGCAAATAGCGCAAGTGATGAACAAACAAACCAAACCGAAAGTGAGGTCACTTCAATGGCAAATCCAGAAGAAGTAACTCCAGTGGTCGAAACTGCGCCAGAAGTTGCAGTTGAAGCCTCTAAAGCAGTATCAGCACCAGTTGCTTATGCAAAACCACGCGTGAATGTAAATGTCACTGCTGGCGAATACATGAAAGCACAATTCAATGCAACACAAGGCAATCAAGATGCACGCGACCTAGTTGCAGCAATTGATGCAGCAACAACAGCCGAAAATATCGGTGTTGTACCACCATCCTACTTACGCGATCTAATTGGAATTATTGATGATTCCATGCCGTTTGCAAACAGTTTGGAACAAGGCGTATTACCACAATCCGGAATGAAGTTTTATAGGCCGGTTATTGGTACTCAGGCCAGCACAGCAGTAACGGCTGAAGCAGTTGAATTTGATTCAACCGATACAACAATTACATCTCGCGAAGTGTCGATAGTTAAGATAGCCGGCGCTAATAAAGTGAGTGTAGAATTACTTGACAGGAGTGATCCATCTTACTTAGATGTATTGCTACGCGAACTTGCAGCATCATGGGCTCAAAAAGCAGATGCATACGCATTCTCAATTGCATGTGGCGCAACAGGTACTTCAACTGGCGCAACACTATACGCAGCAATTGCTGATGGTATTGCAGATTCATACGGCGTACTACGCAAGACTCCTAACAGATTCCTTGCAGACACCGGAAACTTTGCATCATTACTTGCAGCAGTAGATGGTTCACAAAGACCACTATTTGCAGCAGCAGCACCACAAAACGCTGCTGGTCTAATGACACAAGGCTCAACAGCAGGAACAATCGCAGGATTGGGATTAGTTGTTGATCCAAACATTGACACCGGAACTGGCATCAGTGGAATCGTGTATTCATCAGATGCAGCAACCATGTACAAATCAAGCGCATTCCAATTACGCTCAAATGTTGTTTCAACAGGCGAAGTCGAAATTGGCGTGTACGGATATGTCGCTACATGTCCAAAATATCCAACTGCATTCCGTAGTTTGACTGTTGCTTAATTAGCGACCCTAGAAGTTGCCTGGCAGGTTAGACCCCTGTCCTGCCAGGTAACACCACACGAAAGGTAAGACATGGCATCAATCATCACACCAGCAGAATTACGATCTGCACTCAATGGTGTTTCATCAACCCTTTACAGTGATGCCGTATTAACAGAAATCATTGACACAGCCGAATCAGTTGTCGGCAATCTTTTAGTCAAATGGAACGCACCAATTGACAAACACTATTCTGAAAGTGCAACATTGACTACACTGCACACAACCAAACCACACAAATTTTACAAAACACAAACAGTTGCAATTGAGGGTGTTGAAGCACACATCAACGGCAACAAAACAATTGCTGAAATAGTTGATGATTTTACATTCAAAATCACAACCACAGGCGCACCAGTACACACTGATTGGCGCAATGTAATACCAAACGGCCTTGCAGCAGAAAATGATTTGTCACAATATGCAGATGTTGCACCTGTTGAATCAGCAGTGCTAACAGTTTCATTAGATGTATTCAAAGCACGCACCAGTGCCGGGTCAAGCCAGAGTGGACTGGATTTTGTCCCTCAACCTTATATTTTAGGCCGTACAATTCAAAACAGAATTGTGGGAATGCTTGGCGCATACATTGATGTTGAGGCGTTAATCGGATGACATTAGCAACACTACGCGCAAACCTTAAAACAGCCATCACATCAAACAGCGTATATTCAATTGTTGATTATGGTTCAGAAATTGTCACAACACCAAGCATTATGATTTTGTCATCTGATCCATGGCTTGAACCAGTAACACTTGGAAACAATAAGGCTTGGCGTGTCAGATATGTATTAGAATTAGTTGCAGCACCAAATACAAATCCTGGTGCGTTAGTACAACTTGAAACAATGGTTGGCACAGTCTTGCCATTGATTCCACAATCTTGGCAGATACTCTCAGTTTCCAGCCCAAGGATACGACAGGCGAATAGCAATGATGTTTATTCGGTTGAAGTGTCAATTACAACAATATACAATCCATAAGAAAGGAAAGACAAAATGCCAACATCAGTATTTACAGGTAGAAATATTGCACTGACCTACAAGGCAGTGAATTATGATGACCAAATTACAAGTGCAACAGTTACATTAGATGATCCAAACGGACAAGTGCAAACCTTGAATGGATTAGTTGATTATGTAATTGACAAAGAAGTTGGAACAGTAACACTTGAAATCCTGCAAGACTGGGGCGTTGCAAGTGGCTTCTGTGACACATTGTGGACAGATGCAGATACAAATCCAACCACAACACAAGCAATGACATTAGCAATCAACGGCAAAACAATGACATTGACTGTACTTCCAAAAAGACCAGATTTTGGTGGAACTGCACCAGATGCATTAACTGTATCTGTATCAATGCCAATCAGATCAGTATCAATCGCGTAACTAACGAACAGGGGTCACCTAATGTTTAAGATACAAATAGAATGGAAACTTGCAGATGGAAAGTCCTACGAAGAATGGACTATTCCATGGGAAATTGCTCAGGCTGAAAAAGAAACTGGCACAACTTTCCTTGAATCATTTAAGAAAGAATTACCTCCAAGCCTGGAACAACAATTCTGGCTCGCATACCAAATGCAAAAACGAATCAGTGACAAGCCAGTTGGTAAGTTTGAAGATTGGCGATCACAAGTTGTTCACATCAATTCAAAGGATTTTGCAACAACAAATTTTACACAGCCGGAAGCATAGAACGCACTTTGATAGAACTGGCAATCGTTTCGCGCCAGCCATTGTCAGAGTTCAAAACGCTTTCGGCAGAGTCGGTATCAACAATTGCAGATGTGGTGAATAAATATCATGGCAACTAGAGCATTTGAAATTAAGATTAAAGATGCTGACATCAACGCCATTCGTAAAACTTTTAAGAATATGGATCAGATTGCTCAAGATGATATGAATCGTGCAGCAAATCAAATTGCAGTTGAAGCAGCCTCAGCAGTTGGATCAGCATTACAAGCAACACCACAAGGCGCAGCAATTGCCAGATCAATTAAAGTTTCAACAGGATCAAAAACACCATTTTTTACAGTTGGTGGAAGTTCAATCAAATTAAAGAATGGAACACCAGTTGGTGCAATTGCACTTGGTGTTGAATTTGGTGCTTACCAAGACAGGCCACGCAAAAGAAAAGGCAAATCAACTGACTATGTTGGTTACAGACAATTCCAACCAAGATCACCACGCGAGGGCAGAGGCAACGCAGGTTACTTTATATTTCCAACACTCAAAGCATTGCAACCTGAAATAACTAAAAGATGGGTTGAGCAAGTTGATAGAATAAGACGAGAATGGCGCGAAAGGAACTAACATGGCAGATATTAGAACACTGAAACTGCAATTATTAGCAGACACAGCGCAATTCCAAACTGGGTTAAATAAAGCACAAGATGATACACAAAACTTTAGTTCAAAATTGGGTAGTGCAGTATCAACAGCAGCAAAAGCATTTGTTGGATTAGCGACTGCTGCTGCATCTTCAGCCATTGCAATTGGTGTTTCATCAGTTAAAGCAGCAATTGAAGATGAAAAAGCACAAAGGAATTTAGCAAAAACACTTGAAAATGTTATTGGTGCAACTAAAAATCAAACTGCTGCTGTTGAAGATTACATTACAAAACAATCACTTTCACTTGGCGTATCTGATGACAAACTTAGACCTGCTTATGCAAGATTGATTAGATCAACAAAAGATACAACAGAAACACAAAAAGCATTAAACATTGCAATGGACATAAGTTCAGCCACAGGAAAAGATTTAGATACAGTTGCAGCAGCATTAGGGAAGGCTTATGACGGAAACACAGCATCCTTAGGCAAACTTGGTTTAGGTATTGATTCAACCATTCTTAAAAGTGGTGACATGGATGCAATTACCAAAGAACTTGGCAAAACATTCAAAGGATTTGCTGAACAAGAAGCCAACACAGTTGAAGGACAATTTAGAAGAATTGGTATTGCTGTTAATGAAGCAAAAGAATCATTAGGTGCAGCCTTATTGCCAATACTTGAAAAAATTGCTGGTTTTATTAATGCAGAAGTTGTACCAGCCATTCAAGGATTAGTTGATGGATTAACAGGTAAAGAATCAATTAGAGAAGCCACAATTAA